GTAGTAGTGCCACTTGTGGTAGACTCATAGTGTGTAGTGACCGTTTTAGTGGGAGCGGGAAACGTTCTAAGTGCTTTCGTTTTAAACGAAACTTTGCGCTTCTTATGTTTTTTGGTACGACCGGCCGCGCGTTTACGGGATACACCACGACTTGTTTTCTTAGGCATTTTTAAATTCAAATATTTAAATTGTGCAACGAACATTTGCACCACGATTCAATCAACCTGGTGTGCTGGTATAATATTACCCAGCACACCTCTGACTCTGACTCTTATTCTGCTCACAAATCGAAAATCGAAACATGTCGAACAACAACAACAACAATGGTTCTCGTCGTCGCTATGTGTTCACAATTAACAATTATAGCGACGCTGAAGTTGCTTCTCTTGACGCGCTTGGTGCTAGTACACGTATACAGTACCTAATCTATGGTCGCGAAGTCGGTGAAAATGGAACACCACATCTACAGGGTTTTGTTATCTTTTCTTCTTCTATTCGGTTTACTAATGCTAAACGTCTTATCGGACAGCGTGCCTATCTCGCCGGAGCCGTCGGTACGTCCGAGCAAGCAGCCTCGTACTGCAAGAAAGATGGCAACTTCAAAGAGTACGGACAAGTCCCGTCCAATGCAGGCAAAAGGAATGACTGGGAAGCATTTAAAGAGTGGATCCATGAATTGCAACGCATCCCAACCGAACGAGAACTTATCAACTTCAACACCTCGCTCTACGCCAGGTATTCCAAGAAGTGTTATGCAATCGCCAACGCCTATCTCTCCTCTCCAGACTTGGTTGGAGAGGGATCACCCCGCTTTGGCTGGCAGACAAGGGTGGCGGGTTTGATCGATTCAGATCAGCCTAGCCAGCGTAATATTCACTTTGTTGTTGATGAAGAAGGAGGTAAAGGAAAATCTTGGATTTGTCGTTGGGCTTTATCGAAGCACCCTGACAAAGTTCAAATCTTGAGGATCGGAAAACGTGACGATCTCGCTTATGCCATTGATGAAACTAAGAGAGTCTTTATTTTTGATATCCCCCGTGAGCAGATGACGTATCTACAATATTCCGTTCTGGAGAGTTTGAAGGATCAGATGATCTTCAGCGCGAAATACGAGAGTTCATTGAAAGTATTGAGGAATCCCGTTCAAGTGATTGTGATGTCGAACGAGAAACCTGATATGACTCAGTTGACGGAGGACAGGTACAATGTGATTGAAATCTAGGATAAAAACTAATAACTATAGAAATGTGTCGTAACAACAAGCATTTACAACTAGAAGCTATCGGAGCGGAGCTAGGGTTACAACCCTAGCGGAGCTAGGGTTGTAACCCTAGCGACCCCGCCGGGCTATGAATGTACCAACCAGTTAGGGCTTAATGCGTGCCCAACACGTTAGGGCTTAATGTGCCTCATTCACCTTACCCCCCTAGGTAGGGTTAGGGAAAAGGGTTAAGAAAAAATCAACTAAACATTTATTAATTAAATACGACTATAGCACATCACGACATGTGATTGATATTGGAGTCCATCTACAACAGGCTCTTGAGAAACTGGGTCGTAGTCCCAAGGACAGGCCCATACAACCATATAGATCTGTTGAGTCGGTTCTGGTAGCGAGCTACCAACGTTGGGGAACTCAATTGTTTTATTGATTTTAATCCAACGAGATACAGACCGATAGTTCTTTAACTCTCCAGAGGAATATCCACCAGTAGTGGATGTAACTCCTAACTTGAACCTTAAATGCCATAAGACGTTATACGTATCAGTATTAATCGGCATGGTTGCATAATGAATTCCATTAAGTGCCACGTCACCAAAATCTATTTCGGTAGTGGCGTATCCTGTCCCTCCAAGACCTAAACGTTTAAAAAATGATTGACTAAATGGGACTGGACCACCAGTCACACGACCATCACGCGGAGAAACGAATGCGACATGGATGACCTGTGGTCTAAGTAATCTATTTTCATAATGTGCCCTGAAACGGAAGCCTTTCAAATGAATGCGCTGCCCGGAGCGCCCATCCAGTGAATTGGAGTCGTTGTTTAAAGCTATTAAACGAACGATACCTAACGCCGGACAGGTTGCTAATGTAGTAGTGCCACTTGTGGTAGACTCATAGTGTGTAGTGACCGTTTTAGTGGGAGCGGGAAACGTTCTAAGTGCTTTCGTTTTAAACGAAACTTTGCGCTTCTTATGTTTTTTGGTACGAC